CATAGCAGTATAAGACATTTTTACACCTTTATGGAAAACCTGAGTAACTCCTGTAAATGCAACTCTGTCTCTACCTAAGTATTCTGTAGGTTGAGCACCTTCTTGACCTTTAGTAGGTTCAGAAGAAATTGTTGCACTATCAGCTACCTGAATTTGCCAGAAAGTTGATTGTAATACTTTACCACCATTTAAACCACCGATTGCGGAGAGGAAGGGAGTCCTTTGACCACCAACACGAAATAACTCACCAGTAAAATTGTTAATATTCTGGGAGTAAATTGTACTATTTGTCAAGCTTATGCTTGCCATAATATACCTCCGTATTTAGTTGTTTAGCTTGTACTTAATTTATTATGTGGCGTTCTTTTCGTCTTCCATCAGAGTAAGTTTTGCACGGATAGCATCTTTAGTACTACCTTTAGCAACTATGTTCTGTAGTTGAGCCAGAACGTCATCATCAGATACGTCACTTACAGAATTTGCATCAAGTGCTTGTACTCTAGACCTTGCATCATCATTTATTACAGGTTGTTGTTCAGATTGTGTAATTTCCTGAACTTGACCAGTAGGTTCATAACCATACTCTGTCTTAGCAAACTCGCTGACGGCTTCTATTGTTACATCTCCGTCATACACTTGTTTCAAAGCTTTACCAAAACCATTTTCAGGATTTAAACCAATACCTTTTACAGCATCATTAAGTTTTTCATCCTTATGACCAGAGAGTTCAGCCTGTAACTTAGCTATCTCTTCGTTCTTTCTATCAATGGTTTCACGCATTGCTTTAGCTCCCGAATTATCGAGACCTTCAAATTCGTCCATATCGTACCTCCTCACAGTGTTTACCTATCAGACTAAGCCTGTGGAACTTAGCCGCGGTGTTACCCTTACACTTGACTTTCGGGCTGGGTAACTAACTCCCTAAGTCCTTACTCTGCGGTTTTTATACAAGCTTTCTACGCAGGCTTTGAAAGCTGATGCAGGTCTATTAAGCGGACCACGCAACGCTAATCTTTATTATACACTAACTTTCTAAAAGTCCACTCACTTTTCCATCTTTTTTTGCTGCTCCAGTTTGAACACTAGACATTGAAGCACCTTCAGCTGCTAATAAACTTAATTGTTTTTGTGCATCTATATCCCCTATAGCAGCAGCTTCAGCAGTAGCTATATCAAAACCAGTACCAGTTTGTCTTCCTATAGACTGAAAAGTATCAGCTTGTTGATATACTTGTCTAGCTTTATCTTGTGTTAAACCAGCTTTTCTTAGTGATTCAAATCTAGTAAAGCTTCTATTAAATCCAGCAGCTCTAGCTTCTGCACCAATAGCAATAGTCTCTAAATCTCCTCTTAATAATTTATCTTGTATATCAGGATTAATTAATGCAGCAAATATAGTTGGAGTATCAGAATTAATATTATATCTTTCTCTAAATAATTGTTCTACTTGAGGTATATTATTCTTAACAGCACCCCAAACAGTATCTATTCTTTGTTGAAATTCATCAGCAGAAACTTCACCTTTAATTAAAGCTTCAAATTGATTTTCAAATTCACTTGTATCTGCAATACCTATTTCTCCTAATGTTTCTCTATATGCAGCTTTAGCTGTTACTGCTTCTAACTCACTCATAATAAAAGAGCCATCGTCTCTTTTTAAATATCCAAATTCTTTATCCCAAGCAGCAGTTTGTCTAGTTGCAGCTTGAGCTAGTTTAGTATCTCCGTATTCTATCCATTGTTTAGCAAATTCATTTCTTACTGATTCAGGCATAAATTGAAATAATAAATTAGCTTGTTGTATTCCTTCATCTAAAGTTCTATTAGGGTCTTGTGATTGGTCTTCAACATTTCCAGTATAGTTTTGACCACCTGGTGTTCTAGAACCAGCTTCTGCTTCTTCATAACTTGTTGTATAACCACTAGCTTGAAAATCAGCTAATTCAGCATCATTTATTTCATAACCTTGTAGGAAATCTTTCCTATATACCATTACCATTATGGTGTGTACCTACCTTCCAATGACCCCTGTACTCTGACAATATCATCACCATATGCTTGTCCTACAGCAGTCTTATAATCTTTAGTAACCTTTTCATTACCTGTTTCTAGTCCTTTAGTTCTTAAATATTTATTAGCTTTATTAGTATCATTCATTTTTATTACATCAATTAATACTGAATCACCACTTTGAGGAGTTATTCCCCAAGCATTTTCTATTAAAGAAATAGCTTTTCCTTCAATTACAGCCCACTCTATATCTTTATCATACATACCATATTCAGCAAATCTAGCATTCTTAGCCATCTCTTCTACCTCTTTTATATATAAAGGATTTCTTCTTACTTTGGAAGCTAAATCACCTACATCAAATAGGTCATGTAAATGAGCAGGTGCATATTTATCTAGAATATCTTGAACTTCACTTTGTTTTTTAGTAGTTGTTGGTATTTGCATACCATCAATAGCTTTTGCTAATTCATCATCTAAAGTATAATATCCACCATTTTCTGCTCTTGAATCAGGGTCAACTAAAGCTTCTATCTGTATAGCTAATGCACTCTTAGCACTATCTGAACCTACTACTCCAAAATGGCCTGCATTTAATTTATATGCTAATAAGTCTAAAGCATTTTTTAAGTTAGGACTTTCATTAATTATTTGAGCACCAGTAGAACCTAAAGCATTTATAGCAGTTGCCATTACTACTGATGTTGCTAATTCACTATCTAAACCATATTGTTCTGGGTCTAATCTTTCATCTACACTTCTATTCCAAGTTTCTTTTGTTACACCATCTTCACCAAATGCTGCTCCAATTGCAGAGGAATTTCTTAAATCTGTTAAGAAACCATCACTATCAAATTCATCTTTAACTGAATCATAGTTATTTTCCCAGATATCTACATAAGCATCTCTAAATTCTTCATTTTGCCACCAGGTTTCATTAGCACTAGCTGTTTTAATACTGTTAATAACATCTTGTGTAGTCTCAGTATATTGGTCTAGTTCTCCCCAGTACACATATAAATCATCATCAATAAATCTTCTCTCAAAATCTAATTCAGTTGAATCAGTTTCTTCTATTTCTATAACATCTTTATATATTTCAAGTGTTTCTTCATATGATTGTGTTGGTTCAAATACAAACTTGACACCACCAGTATCTACTACTACATAGAAATCATTAGTCCATTCACCATTTTCATCTACAATTTTAATTATCTGTGGTTTATTTTCTTCCATTAATAATCCTTCATATTAGCTACATTTCCAAGCCATGCATTGTTATCAACAGTAGCAGGTATAAATGGTTCAACTTGATTTGCGAACTCTTCTTCATCTGCTTCTGTTAATATTGGTTCTTCATCAGGTATAACCCAATCTTCTAAACCAACTTTTGGTAAAAACCAATTCTCAAAAGGTACTTCAATACCACTTATTACTGGAGACCTTTTAATTGCAGGAGCTAATCCTGGTCTAGGAAGTACTCCTAAGTTCATTAATGCATTATCGGAATTAACACCGAATATATCATTAAGGTCAGTAAACCAACCTTTAGGCATTCTCTTTTGTTGCCATACAACATTAACTTTATCCATATTATCGTAATGTTCTGTGCCTAAAAATTCGTGTACTACACCCATCCATTTATTATTTGTTTGATTAATATAATTTTCAGTAAATCCATCTTCTAATATTCCTTCAGCTTCAGCTTGTTCTAAGCTATTTATTAAAGGCCAAGGTCCAATCTTATCTAAAATACCATTACTTTCTGCCCATTCTTCATAATCTCCACCTAATTGTTGTCTAATACTATTATCACCAAATGAATCTCTTGATATAATTCCTAATGTTTCAATAGCTGACAATGTTAAACCACTAAGCATTGCATAAAGGAAGTTATATTTCTCATAAAGCTTTACACCTTTAACTAAACCTTTAGCACCTTTACCTGGTACATCTGTTCTTCCTAATTTTATTCCTTCACTAGCAGCTGTTACTTTTGCTCTAGTACCCATAGAACCTATTCCACCTCTTACTTTAGGTAATAAACCTTTTCTAATACCTTCTTCTGCAGTTTCTCTAGCTAATCTTCTTGTTATCATACGAGATTTTGGAAATTGTTCAGTAACACCAAGAATACCTTTTTCTACTTGACTAATAACTGCATTAACTCCTGCTGCACCAAATCCAAATACATACTCACCATAGTCTAATAACGGTGCTGCTTTTAATAATAAAGCACCTGCTTTCTTTAAATTCTTAATTCCATACTTATGACCCATAAAGTTTTGTATTGCAGTATCAGTTTTAATATCTGCTTCTAAATGTATAGGTCTTACATCTTCCCATTTATAATTTGGGTCATCTAAATCAATTTTTTCTATTTCAAAATACCAAGCTCCAGCATATTTCTGCTTCTTAAAAGGAGCCTGTTTATTATTCTTACCAGTAAGCATTCTTTCTTTTAATGCATCTTCAGTTATATTTAAACCACGTGCTATTCTTTGTGCTAATTTTGGATTAGCTTCAATGAAATCAATATCTATTTTTTCAGGTAATTGAAATGCTTTAACAACTTTTACAGGTACACCATAATTTTCACCTAATCCTGCAACTGCTGCCTCGCTACTCTGTGCAGAGTCTTTAATATAATCTATAATTTTCTTTTCTTCATTAATACCAAATCCTACTGTAACAATATCTCCTTCTTTAATTAATCCTTGAACTTTAGCTGAACCTTCTTCTAATACTTCTTTAGTTCTAGGGTCTTCTTGCCCAGGTTTAGTTCTTTGATAAGTTGGAACATCTTCTTCCATAACAGCTTGTGGATTATAAGTAATATCTGCAATATTTTGTTGAAGTAATATACCTGTTTGGTGTCCATTTAAAACATGTACAGGTTCAAAAGCAGTAGTTGCTGCTATCCCATTAATTTTATTAGCAGGATTTATTTCACTTTCTAATATTCTCATACCTAATGGAAGATACCTTACAAATTCTGATACTCCATCAACTGATGCAACTGGAATCTTATTTTGATAAGCTTTATTTAACCAAAACTCTTGAATAGAAACTGTTCCTGCTTTTCTAGTAGGTATTTCATCTTTAATATCAGGTTGTACTGCAGGTTCTTTTATTTTTGTTTCTTTTTTAGATACAATTTCTCTTATAAGATTTTGGTCAGCTTTAGTTTGCTTAAGGAACCAAGCATCTTTAGCTGATTTTGGAGCATTCCACAGACCATCTATTTCTTTTGATAATCTTTTAATTCTAGCACTTTCATCTTTAGCTAATTTAGGAGCTGTTTTACCCTGTGTTACAGGTACCTTGTCTGCTTTTTTAGTTAATGCTGCATCATTAAAGCTACCATCTTCATTAGTCTTTACTACTTCTAGAAATTCAAAAATATCATCTGGATGATTACCTTTTCTAGTAACATTATTTAAATCTATAAATAATCTATCTTTAGGAAAATGAACTCTGGCGGGATAACCAAATTTGTTTGCATATCTTAAAGCAGATAAATCAAAACCATTTTGACCACCACTTCTAATAATGCCGCTACCAGGTATTAATTCTCCACTAGCTTCAACCATTTCCATAAATTGACCAAAAAGTTTGTCTGTTTGAAATTGTTTATTTTTTCCAGCAAATCTTTGAGCTCTACTACCTGCAATATTTATTGTTCCACCTTTATTTAAAACTTTTCTTACTTCATTAGCTATTCCTTCTATTGTTTCTTTATTAGTAGCAAATGTTCCATCTGGATTAACAAGAATTTGTTTATATAATTTATCAAGTATTTTTTCTTGAGATAGATTAGCGTACTTTGGTATTTTTTTAATTTGTGTAATTAGATAACCATTTGCTTTTTTAGTAGCACCACTACCTATTTCTTGTAATGAAAAATCTACAGTAAATCCTCCTTGTTGAGCAGCAGCTAAATAATTCTCTCCTGTTCTAACTGGCCATTTATCACTTCCACTTCTTGAAAAACCAGGACCTGTATCATCTATATCTACTCTAGTACTAATTGGATTAGGTTTATCTGGTTGCCTAGCTATTCCAGTATCAAATAGTTCTTTACCCAAAAGATTTGTGTGTCCAGCTAATTCATTATCAAGAATAATAGAAATTGCCTCATCTTGTCTTACTCTACCTGGTTGAGCAAATGTATCAACAAACTCTGCTCCTATTCTTCTAGCTTCTAAAGCTTCTTCAAATACATCAGGATTTTCTTTAAACCATTCTTCCCAAAGTTTTCTATATTCTATTTTACTTCGTTCAAAAGACTGACCATCTAAGATACTTTCTTTTGATGGAGGTTTATTTTTACCTGATTTTTTAATTTCTTTTTGCCATACATCTTCTATGCTTTTTCCAGCATAAGGACCTTCTTTAAAAATTGCTTTTAATGCAGATAATTTTTTTCCTAATGGATGTGTAGATTTACTATCAGCTTGTATAAATAATGGTTTTAAAGCATCTGGAGTTTCTGCTGCTTTTGATGCTTTCACTTGAACTTCAGGACTCATTTCTTCAAAAAGAGCAACATCTGTTGCTGCAACTTCTCTTGGTGTTAAATCATTTAACAATTCTTGAAATATTTCAATATTAAGTATGCCATCTTCATATGCTTCTAAAGCTTTAAAATGTTTTTCATCAAGTACTGTATCTTTAGGTAAAGATTCATATTTTTCTATTAATTCAGATTTAACTCCTTCAGGTAAAGTATCTGCAGCTCTTATAGCATTTATAAATTGTTGTATTTTATTTTCTTCAGCCATTAAAATTTACCTGCCATTGCTTGCAATATATTTGATTGCTTAGTTCTTTTTTTTCTACCTGCTTCAATCATATCTTTTTGTGCAGATAAATCATCTTGTATCTGATAAAAAGTAGCTGTAGATGCATCTGTAACTGTTGGTATTTTATCTCTAGTACCTACTATTCCAGTTAATACATCTCCTCCAGCTCCAACATCATCTTGCATAGCTTTTACTTCTTCTAGACTTAAAGTTCTACCTGATTCAATTAAATAATGTTCTACATCCATACCTATAGATGCAACTTTATTTGCATACTCAATTTGCTTACCGTATTCTGTATGATTAGAAATCCAAGCATCTGTATACTTTTTTACTTGTTCATCAGTAGCATCTACACCAATTTCTTCTCTAACCCACCTGTTAATATTAGCTGCCATTTCTTGAGTTGAAATTAATGGTTTCTCTAATAAAGCTTGTTTACCTGCTTCTGCAGCTGATAATTCAGCAGATTTCTTTTCTAATCCTTTATATTGTGATAATACTACACCTATTAATCCCCATTCAAATTTTTGTTGGTCAGTTAAACGGTCAGTAATAGAACCAAATAAATTTCCAGAATTATTAACTAATTTATAATAATCATCACTTTTATATTTTATATGACCATATTGAGTATTAGCTTTTTCAACAATATTTTCCATTAATGTTTGTAAAGTAGAGTCAACTACACCAACACCATAAAAATCATCTTCTTTAGCTACACCAGACATTATTAAAACATCTTTTAAATGTTCTATTTTATCTGGACCTAATCCATTATTTAATAAATCATTAAATGTACCAGGAACTATATGTTGTTCAGGTTGAGCAGCTATAGGAATAGGAATAAAATGTTCAACACCATCTTCATCTACATGATAATGAACAGCTGGTTTTCTTACTTTATCTTCAGCATCCCATTTATATATTTGACCAAACTTTGAAGGGTCTGAATTTGTAACATTAGCCCATGCTTCTGCAGGTGTCATTCCATTTTTAACAATGTAATTTAAATATCGTTCCCATTGGCTTAATTGGTCATTTACTCTTTCTAAACCTATAGTATTATCTTGAAAATCTTCTGGAGAATAAAACCTAGATGCAGGGTCTACTGGTTCTTCTTTTGTTAATTCTTGAAATGCAGGGTCTGCAGCTTCTTCAGCATCCATTTCTTCTTGAATTTCACCTGTAGCAACTGTTGCTTCTGCTTTTGGACTTTCATCAATAACGACTTCCCCTGATTCAACTAATTCAGTTGGGTCCCAATCTGGGGGTAAACCAAAAACTGCTCCCCAAAATCCAACTTCCATAGGTTCATCCCAAGCATCTAAGTATCCTGGTATTTCTTTTAAAGGTATCTTTACACCACTAACTACAACATGAGTTGGTTTATTACCTTTTTTGATAAACTTAAAACCGTAATCATCTAAATCATCAGTTAAACTTAGTTCTCCATATTCAGGTAATTCTTCAGGTGTTAAACCATACTTCTCATAAAAGAAATTAGCACCTTCTTTTGTAGAAAAAAACTCTTCTATCCATTCTTTAAATGCTAAACCTCTTTCATAACCTTTATTATTTTCAGACATTAAGCATTCACCATATACATTTCATAATCGTCCCTAAACATTCTACTAATTATATTAGTCCAAATAGGTGCAAAATCAGGAGATTCCTGTATTATTTGCTCAATAAAATTAGCCATATCTGCACGCATCATAATAGCTAAATTATTAGTACTAGACAACCACCATGTAGGGCTTTCAGATGGAGACATTCTAATAGATTCATTTTCCATAGCTTTCCATCTAGGTAGGAACTCATCAACAAAAGCTTTCCCTGCTTCTGTTTCTCTAACTTCTGGTATATTTGGCCATTTATTAACCATCTCAAGTAATATTTCTTTTGAAGTAGCTGGTACTCTTAAACCACCTGTAGCTTCAAAACCTGGAAGTTCTTGTATTAATGCAGTTCTATATATACGGAATAACTTATTCTTTTCATTTTCAGGCATATTAGAATATTCATACTTTTCTTTAAAAGCTGTGTACATAAAGTAACCTATAGTATCGTTAGCAGCTCTATTAAACTCTTCTAGACTTAATACTTCTCTTTCTCCTATTTCATACTCTTCAATAATTCTTTGATAATTTCTTTCTTCATAAGGACTATCAGGTAAAACATAGAAAGAACTCTTAGGTAAATGTGTTAGTATATTTTTATTATCTCTCTGCCATGAAAGTACTCTATCACTATAAGCTTTCTTACCTGACTTACTTGTACTCTTAGAAGTTGTTAACCAACCATGTTGATAACCGTATAATCTTACAAATGACTCATATGCTGCTACGTGGTCTCCACCATGTTTTTGAACTAAGTTCTGATATTCTTTTGCTAATAACTGTGTAGCCCATATTTTTCCATTCTTATCTTCAGCATAATATCTAGGAGAGAAACCAGTAGGAAGTACAAATTGAGCACAAAATCTTAAAGCAAATGATGTACTTGTTTTATCTTTACAATATCCCTGTAATGCTGTATCTATAATATCTGGAGTTAATTCATTATCTGGTAACTTATCAGCAGTAGTACCTTTCCATTCTATCTCTGCTAGATAAGGGTCTAATGTACCATCTTTTAGCCACCTATCTTCTGCACCTTCCATTTTTAATAACCTAAATAATTCAATTGAAGTACTTGCTCTTGCTGAATCTATTTCAGCTTGATTTCCAAATGGTGTTGCACCTATAGTTATCCAGAATTTATTTAAAGAAGCATTATCAGGCATAATTGAATCTAAGAAACCATCGCCTGTAGGAGGACCGAAATCACCATATAATACACTTCTTAATTCATCACCAGTACCATTATCAGGTAATAGTTTATCAATAGCATATCCAGCCATTGGAGTAGGACCAGGAACAAATCCTTGACCTAATATGTTTACTCCAGTTACAAATCCTCTTGGAGACATCTTAATATTTGAATCTTCACCGAATATTAAGTTAGACATCCAACCACCAAATGGGTATACGAACATTTGTTCGCCTGAACCATTAGGGTCTTCTGTAAAGAAACCGTCTCCTGTATATCCTAATCCTGATGCTCCAGCTCCACCTTTTACACCTAATTGAACTTTTCTTACTATTGTAGGATTTTCAGCTATTAACCTAGGCCATGTAGTTAATAACTCAAACCATACTTCAGGGAATGGAAATAAGTTTCTTAATTTATGAGAAATATTATGTCTCTTAGTTACATCATAAAGTAACTCTTTTGTTGCAGCTAAACCAAAAGCTTTTGAAGTATCATTGATTGCTTCATAATTTGATTTATTGTATCTAGTACCTACTTTTGGAGCATCTACTAAATCCCATCCTGATTTATTTATTTGAAATATATCATCTAAACCTGAAGCTTTTATTTCATCAATATATATTTTTCTTAAATCTTTATCGAATAAATGCCACATATCCATAATCTTTTCCCAACGATATTGTTTGAAAACAACACTTCTATTTAAATAATTCAAGTTCTTTTCTACTAATTTTTCAAAAAAGATATTTACGCCTTTATCCCATTGTTGTTCTAATTTAGCTATTCCTGTTACTTCGTTATCAAAATGTTTTTTAAATATAGTACCAAAGTCCATTTCATCACCATAAGCATCAATATATTTTTGTATTTCTTTTTTAATTGCTACTTCATCTACAGCAGATATTGCTTTTAATGTACCAAACTCATCTGATTCAGACAGTAAATCAATAAATTCGTCAGAATCATATTTTTTAAATTTTCCATCAGCAATAACATCTCTTAGGAATTGATGACCTATATATTCTGAATCAACATTATGGCTTAACTGTGCATCTATTAATGCATTAATATTATTTTGTTTTTGGTCTTTATAAGAATATTTTTTATAATCAATACCTTCAGTTAATTGATGTCCAGTTAATTGTCTAATATGGTTTTCTCTAGATTTTAGATAAGCAATAGCATGTTCATCATCTCTTGCAACTTTAATCCAATCTTCCCCACCTCTTTCTAGTAAACGTTTTCTTTCATTACTTGTAAGGAACCATTCAATAAGAGGCTGAGTAACTCCACCTTCTTTAGCTACCATTCTAGTTACAGGGTCCATTCTTAATTTAAATATTCCATCATAAATAGCATCTGCATAATCTGCGTCTCCAAAATTAACTTCTTTAAAACTATGTTTATATTGATTATCATACTTATGGTCAGCTAAAATATTTTTATAATGATTTTCATGCATTAATGATTTATATTCAGGACTATTAAAAATATTCTCTATATTATCACCATGTTGTTTCATCATTGCTTTTTGTTGTTCTTCTGAATGAGAAAATACCCAAGATAAATATCTAAAAGGATGGTTATATGCTGAATCAAGTCCAGCTGCTGCAACCCTTGCTTGTTCTTCTAAAAATATTCTTGTAAAGAAAGCATATCTAACAAGTACAATTGGTTTAAATAATTTTCTTGTATAAGTATCAAGTAATAAAGTTACTGCATCATCCATAGTTTTATTTGTAGGAATATATCCTCCTATTTCAGCTGCATACTTCTTAACTCCTTTTTTTCCATCTTTTTTAAATGCTTCTACAAATTTCTTATAATGAGGTCTAGCTAATGAAAACCCTTTAAAAGTTTTAATATCATCAGATGACAAAGCAAAGAAACCTTTTCCTGCAACTCTATCTACAATATCTTGATTAAGAAAAGGAAAATAGTTATCAGTCATTTCACCTAAAGTACTTGCTTTAGGTATTAAAATTGTTTGATAATCTCCTTTTAAGTTAAATTTCTTTGTATCGAATATTGCACCAGTTGAAGAACCAGGAAATACCATATTATATAATCTTTCATCATCAAATCCTGAACTCTTCCAATATGCTTTTTCACTATTCCAATCTGTTATTATTCTATTGGCATGTTTTTCTAATGCTTTAATATTTTCACCTTGATATTTAACTCCTGCTTTTTCTGCTCTATCTTTAACTTTTTTAATAGCATGAGATAAAGAAGTTTCCATATAATCCATTAAGAAATTATTCTTAGCACGATATTGTTTTTCAATAGGTAGTTCTAATATTGTTTCCCATTCATCTATAAGTTCTATGAATTTTTTATCACTAAATCCTTGTAGATTCATATTATTTATTAAAGCTTCTGTTCCATCTATAGTGCTTGTCATACTCATATAGTTAGGACTTCTAAGTGCTAACATTTTTTTCATGTTCTCACTCATACCAGTTTGATAAGCAGAACTAAATCCTAAGTGTTTTTTAATACCTGTAGCTTTTGGATTTATTTTATTTTTGTAAAAGAAGTTTAAAGACTCCCAAGCATCTGGTACACCATCAACAAGTCCTGCTGTTACTTTATTTGCTTCTGTAAATTTTCTTGCTTCAGTTACTACATCATCATAATGTCTTAAAGTTCTCATTGTAAATTTACTCATATTCCAAGTACGAATAGCTCCTGCACCAAGAACAGAACCCATACTTCTCATTGCTATATCAGGTCTTCCTGTAACTTTTCTCATTGCAGCATTAGTCATGTAAGAAAAACCTTTAGGCAACTCAGTTGCTTGAAAAACTGTAGGTTTTTTCCCAATATTCATACTTGCAGTATGATAACCATCACCTAATAAGTCTTTAAATATAATATCTATATCTACTTCACTTTTTCCTGCCATCTTCTTCCAAAACATTTTAGAACCAGGAATCCATTTATTTAAAGTAGGGTCATTCATTAGTTCTACTGGATTAGCTTCTGATATATGTTTTCTTAATGTTTTATATTCTGGTAAAGCCATAAGTTTTCCACCATCTTTAGCAAATACACTTTGAACTCTTCCATTAATTAATCCATGTTTCCTTCTTAATTTTCTATCTGCTTTTAATGCTTGTTGAACAGCAGGTATTACTTCATCCATCATTGTCGGATTAAGCGATACCTTAGCTAATTCTTCTGAATTTTGAGATAATGTTCTAGCTATATCTTTTTCTTCTTTAGATAAATTATTCCAAGCTTTTACAGATGCTTTATCTCTACCTTTAGCAGCAGTAGCAATTTCTTTAGAAAGTTCCATAGCTTCTTTTTTATTAGCAATATACCTAACATCACCGTATTTTAATCTTTTAGCTGATTCTCTTGCTAATATATCTGTACTTCTTGACCATTTTCTAATTTTAGTAAGACTTAATAATCCACCATTAAAATATTCAGCAGGTAAAGCTGAAGCAAAATCTAACAATCCAGAAGTTACTTTATATGCAGTAGTACCTGGTTGATATATTTGTCCTGCTTCATATCTACCCCATGAATAATCAGTTAACTGTCCATCATTTAAAAATTCTCTTTCAGCATATTCAGTAATATTCATGTCGTTATAATTAGTTCTTCTATCAGCAAATATTTTTATTTTATTTGGATTATCAATACTTAAATAATTAATTTGTCCATTAGCATCTAGTTCTTTGATAGGAGAACCAATCTTTAGATAATATAATTCTTTAGCTTTCTTTTCATCTCCACCGAATTTTAAAAGTAAATCATTATACATAGGGTCTTCTTCAGCATGTATAGATTCAAAGAAGAATCTTTTACTTCTATCCATGTTTACAGCTTCACCACGCATAACTTTTTTAGCAGCAGCCCAGATATAATTTTCTCCTGCAAACTTAATAGCTTCTTTCATGAAATCAATATTTTGTTCAAGCTCTCCTGGACCTAGGTCTCTACCTAAGTTAGGAACTTGAGATATATTAACTAATGTAGCTATATTTGCTTGAGCTACTTCTGGTGTATATCCTTTTTCTAATAATTCATCATATCTTCTAAGGTCTTGATAATATCTCCAGATACGACCCTGTGCTCTATAAGGAACACCACCACCTCCAAATTGCATTATGTCTGAAGTTGGTAGTGGATTCCATTTATTCCAAGTTTCTCTAATTGCATCTAATGTTCCTATTACGTATATTGGTAATGACCAATTTCCTACTTCTTTAGGAGTTCTTCCACCAGGAGCCCATCCACCAGATAATATATCAATAATACTTAGATTCATATCATCAGTGATTTTTTCACTTCTAAATTTCTCAGATAAAGCTTTCCAATTTTCTGATTCTTGTACTACCCATTCTTCTTGAGCTTTATCAGCTAACATTTGTTTTGATAAAGTATCTGTGACTGGAAGTACCTGTGCTGCAGTTACTAAATTTTTATCTAAGATATCATAAGCAAGTGAATCTCTAATTACTCCTTCAGATAAAGCTTGTATCATAGGTCTATTTTCAGGACTTGTGTAGAACTTCATTACATCTTCTTCTAGTTTCCTAGAGAGATAGAACTCACGCTCCATCATTGGGTCAATAAACATTACGTACTTCTACTGTTAAGTAATTGAGCAATAACAGGATGAGGATTAACTTGATACATTGCTGATAAAAGTATATCTACGTTATTAGCAATATCTCTTGTAGGTCCTCCGCCTTCTCCAATTGGTATTCCTTCTGTTGCTGGTTGACTTGGTAAATCTGTTGCTCCAAAAACATTTGGTCCTGCTGCTTGTTGCATAGGGAAAGGAGAGTTAGCTCCACCAGAATCTCCTAAAGGAGCACCTTGTTGTTGTTGTTGATATGCAGTACTTTCTCCATATGCCATATCTTCTCCACGCATAATAGGTTGAGCTCCATCAGTTCTCTGACTTAAAGCTCCTGGTCCACTTACTGCATTCTTTCTATTAGGGGTAGGTTTTCTATATCCACCTCTAGAACGGCTCTTCGCCATAACTATCCTCCTCATTTAACATAATAATAATATTTGGTAAAGGTCTAATGATTGTATATCTTGGAAGCAATTCATCACCGTATGGAACATCTCCAAACTCTTGATTAATAATAGTCCAAAATGATTGTTCTATATCTTCCATTATATTCCTCCTAATGCACCAGCTACTGTAGGAGGACCTTGTGGTGCTGGTAATCCACCAGGAGCACCTTGTTGCTGAGCCATTTGTTGTTGTATCATAGCTTCTTCTTCTGGAGACATCTGTGGTTCTTGAGGAGTATAGAACATTCTCATTATATCTGTCATTTCTGCTGGATATTCATAAATAGCTATAACAGCCATAGTAGCTGCAGGGTCTCCCTGAGCTGACCTAGCAAGAATAGATTCAAATAAAACATTCTCTGCTTTATTCTTTCTAATACGTTCTTGTACCTTAGCTATGTTATCAAGACCATCAATATTATCTTGTAAGGTCTCTACGTCTATAACACCTGCTTGTAACAATTGCAAACCAGTAACAATCTTTTGTGGTTCATCAAAACCAGCCATAACTCCATAAACACGTCTTGTTCTGAAATCTCCACCAATATCTGCTATAGGAGCATAGTTTTCAGAAAATGCAGTTCCTGCATAAAAACCTTGTATTGGTTTCTTTCTTAATTCATCAAACTGTGCAGCTAATAAACTATCAAGTTCTAATCTCTTTTCATCCATACTTTCAAGACCATGCTTAATAACTTCTCTATATTCATTAATCATTAATGACATAGTTCCATTAAGTTCTTGTAGTCCTGCACCAGTAACAAATGAGTTAGGAGATTGAGCATCATCAGTAACTGGATATCCACCAACTAATCTGAGTTGTCTTTCTAATCTATCTATCTGTTGAAATAATTGATAAGGTATATTGTTCTGTGGTTTAGAAACTTGAGTACCAGGAGCAAGATAGTTAATTGCAAATCTACCTCTTCTATATTGTCCTGATTCAAGTTCTCCTGATATGTTAGTTTCTGTGAATACAGAGTCTTCCATAGCTATTGCTGACATAATATTAATCTTTGCCATCATAGCCATTAAACCTATAACATGGTCATACTGACCTTTGAGTTCATCAAAAGATGTTCTCTTCATAAATACAAATTGAGGAGTACTTAAATAATTTGGTATGAAATCCAGAATCATTTTCTTTTCTGGGAATATTACATATGTACCACCAATATCATAATATTCAATTATTCTTACACCTTGACCAGTATTATCTTCCCAGTTATTATCTTTATCATTTTCATACTGCAATCCAACTTTACCGCCACCAGGACCATAAGCTGCTTCTGTAGTTTCACTTTCATCAGGATTTAATATTTCTTTTGCAAATTCTGGATATAACTGAGCTAGTTTATATCTAGGTATTCTTCTTAATACAGCTAATTCTCTTGGTTCTTGATTAGGCCCAAAGTTTCCTGGGAACGTATCAAAAGGGTCACGGAGCTCTGCTGTAGGATATATATAACCATTTTTATCAGTTCTTGTCGTTATAATCCAAGCACAGTATCCGTAACCAGGTAACCATCTAGCTGCCTGATTTAATTGTAAATTTAAATTTTGTTTCTCATCATAAGAGGTAACAATTCTTTCTAGTTTCTCTGCTCTTCTCTTAGCTCTATCAGAACTATTATGATTTAATATATCTACTCTTACTTGAGGTATTCCTGAAATCTTTTGAGCTAATCTATCTATTCCTGATTGAAGCATATTAGGAGCTGGTAATAAATCAACATCTGAGGTTTCCATCTTATTTCCAAGTAATGCTTTCATACCATCAGCACCACCATTTAAAATAGCTTTAATTCTAGCCTTTTGCATTTGTCTATGCTTTGAAGGTTTACCTACTACTAATTGTGTAGCATTGTCAACTATCTCTTGATAATTTTTTACATCTAAATTTTCTATCCCCATGGTGCCTCATTATAGTCGGTTCTATCGAAGTCTGTGAAACTTGCGTTATAATCTAATCCCATTGTCGCTAACTGCTCCTTGTTCATTCTTCTAAATACTTTCATTGGAAACCATGCTGCCATAACTAAGTCTGTCTTTTCTTTATTTCTGGTACTAACAGGCTTTCCATCAAAGTACAATAATTGTTGTCTATAAGAATTAACTTTAGCAAGACTTTCAGAATTTCCTGTCGGTAAAAATATTTTTTGATTTTCAAATAATCCAGCCATAGAACCTACACCATACATAGGGTCATGTTTATTTTTTCCAGTAACATGTCCTTGCATAGTAATTCCACTTCTTAAAACAAAATCTTTTATTTTATCATCTTGTCTAATAGCAGTTTGGAAACCATTCTCTTCAATAATCCAATGTTGTAAATCATATTGTTGATACCAATCAGACATAATCTGTAGTGCATGTTTAACTCCTCCACCTTGTCTATTTTCAAGGTCTATAAGATATAGCTCTCCTCTATAAGAATTAATTCCCCATAGAACAGCAGCTTGATATCCAGAAGAAGCAGGGTCAAGTCCAGCAACTAAATGTAAATTACCTGGTACCTGCCCTAAAACAAAATCAGGTCTCATACATTGGTCAATCATATTCATAGTAAAGATTTGTGTACCTTCTACATATGCCTGATTGTAATAAACCATTTCATAAATCTTTCTACCACCAGTAGTCTCTGCAGCTTGCATACGTGACATCAACCATTTATGTGTTCTCTTAGTTGGCCATAACATACAATCTATATGTTCATCTGAAAAGTGGTCAGGTATAGAACAATCTATACTATGTGCTGTTTCCACTATTGTTGTAAAACTATCATTAGAGAGTAAGTGGTGATATAAATCATCAGAGTGTTGTCTTGAACCTATAACTACTACAGCAGTATGTTCCTCTTTCCTTGATGATAGAGTTGTAGTCCACCACTGTCTTGTATTCTCTCTAGCACCAGGTTGCATAGTAGTCTGATGGTCCTCAATGTCATCTGCAATGATTAAGTCACAGTCTCTTGAGAGTATCTTTCCACCCTTACCTACTGCTACCATAGTTGGAGATTTAATTCCTGGTACTGTTCTTGTACCTACAGTAAATTGATTCTGGCTCCAGTTCTTTCCTGACCTATTATCAGGTTTGAAGTTCTTACCTGGAGGACAAAAGTCTTCTCTAAGTCTTTCATTCTCATCTAGATGGTCTAACACAGAGCTTACAGCATTCTTAGCTATGTCTTCATTTCCACCTACCCACATGATTCTGATGTTAGGGTTCTTCATTATCTGGTAGACAGCGAAGTGTATTAGTAGTTCTGTCTTGCCATGTCTAGGGGGACTTAATATTAATAACTCTTTACCGTTAGATATAGCATCATTAATGTTTTCTATCCAGTTCATATGGAAGTCAGCAGTTTCATACTTTTCCCCCGTTTCCGTAGCAAAATACTTATTGCGAAAGCTAGAAAAATTTTCTAAATCATCAATTGCTTCTTCACTTACTTCCCAACCTTCACTATCTATCTCAGTTTGTTTATCTATCTTGTATGCAGCGAGCATACGTGATACGGTTGCTGAAGTACATTCAAGTGCTTTCGCTACCTCTCCTGTACTGAATATCCCTGCAGCGAGGTTATCTGCCCAGGTTTCTTTAAATTCTGTATAATATTTCCCCCTACGTACAGAAGCATAGTCTCCACTATCTGATTTAAATTCTTGATTTATAGGTTTAACTTCAGGTTCTGAACCGTCTCTCTTCTTTTGAGCCCAAGTTCTCTTATTACATTGCTCTGAACAGAACTTAGTTTGTCTTCCTTTTAACCATTTTTTACATCCAGTTGCCTCACACACTTTTTTAACTTTATTGGACATTTAATCTATCTTCCTGTAGATGGTTGCGTAGATTTAATTATATGCTATATTAAGAACAATTACAAACATTGAGAAGGATTTAAGTTACAAGTAAAGGTGCCATCGGGAGGCAGAAAGTTCGGGATACGAAAGTATACAGTAGAAACACAAACCGAATACTCAAGGACTAATAAGACTGATTAATCAAATAAACCTTATAATATAGGCCCGCTTATGCCCTAGACCCCTCTATACAGAAATTACCAGCATATATTTTATTACTTACACATATGCTAACGCAGGTGCAGATTAACATCTGTAGGTCTAACGACCTTACGCTAACGCTAAGCTAACGCATGAAGGACTAACGTCCTACTGTGAGTAAATGTTACTGTAATCTAATCTAATCTGTTCCCATCTGTAGATAAAGTATCTTAATTAAAACTGCATGAGGGAGCCCTAACGGTCTCCATATAATCTTTCTCTTTTTTAATCTATCATTTTAATAATCAAAAATGAATTAAACTAAAAGGAGGTTAAATTGGTAGAGTTAAAAAAATATGAGGGAGCTCTCAATCTAGACGGCTACTTCATGGATATTGGAACAATAACTACCATAACAAAAGACCCTAAAGAAAAGGGAAGTGTAGGAAACGGTGTCTATTTTGGCATAAAGTTTCTTGGTAGTAAAAACAGAGGTGCGGCCAAAGCGTTTGGTAAGACAGCTGTATTGTTACAAGAACTAATCGCTAACGCTGAACTAACTGATAAGCAAAGACCAATGACTGAAAAAGTAATAGTTAAAGGATATGCTGCAGATAGTGCAAAAAAGAATGATGATGATACTTGGAATAACTACCCAATGCAAATCACCATTGAAGAAGTCTACAACGCTGAAGGTGTAAAGATGACTGCACTTTGGAGCCAAGACCAAGAATAAGTAGAATAAGGGGGGCTAACGCCCCCCAAGTTCTAAAAAACCAATTGGTGTCCCTGTAACACCCATGACAGACGAAGAACTTGAAAGGAGTTACTTCTATGAATAAATTATTACTATTTATATGGACTATATTACTATTCGCTGGAATGAATTTGTATTACTTATGAAATTTATTAGTGTCAGTATGAATGGAAAATTATTACTAATGAAAGACTGTTGGTTAATAAGAAATAAAATAACGAGTAAGTTATATATAGCCATTGTTAAATACAAGAATGAATTTATATTAAGACTGTTGTTATTTATTAGCAACACACATGCTAAATACTTTACTAATCATTGGATAAAAAATAATGATTGGTATGACCATAAAATAGAAGAATATTTAGTTAAGTTAGGATATTAAATGAAATACACCTGCTTAGATAAATGTAAGAATAATCAAAGCGGTTCACATTACATAGACTATGGACGATGTCTATGGTGCGATGTAAAATGTGACTGCTGAATAAAATAAAGCTATCTATTAGTAAGAGTTAAGAACTAGCCCTGTTGCTTAACCACTGAAAGTAGGTAGCTTGTAGCACATAATGAGGTAATGGTTGGTAACAATGGTAACCTTATTTCGGCTTGCACTTAAATAAGGTATGTGTAATTGTGTGTTACAAGCTATCTATTAAGGAGGGTATATGAGAATAGCTATTTGTAATGAATGTCGCAAAGATAAAAGTCTTAAACAATATAAAAGAAAAACTAATACTTTTAATTGTGATTTATGTGACGCTGAAACAAAAACTAATTTTCGTATAGAATTAGAAAAATATAAAATCAAACAAAAAATATTTGATGATAATTAAACTAAGTTATCTATCTATTAGGTAGGTAGCTTGTAATCTATAACTTGACAATAATTGCAGGTGGCCAACATCTAGGCGTTTAGCTTTGTATGAAAAAAGATTAACTAGATTAGAAATGACTGCCCATCGTAAAAAGGAATGGATAACAGTTGGATAAGGACTTGGGTTAGAGTCCCAATTAGTTGTAGGTTACAAGCTATTTATAAAGGAGGATATATGGCACAAATGAAAGCTATACAATTGGAGTATCAAGAACTACTTGACCAATTAACAGCTTCACAAAAGAATGACATATTAATGTTCATGTTAATGGATTTAAATATGTGGAGTAAAAATGAAGATGTCCTTGAAAGAATTAAAGGACATTCAGCAATGCTATTAGAAATGTTGATATATAATATTAACAAGAAGATAGCTATAAATAATATGGGAGAGGAACAATAATGGTTGACTATACCGAAAAAGAAAAAGATTGGGAAGACTACAATCAACACACAGTAAATGTAGATATAGCAGATACTTTAGTTCGCATCCAAGATATATTACAAACACATCAGAAGATGATAGAACTTGTTGCAAAATATGTTGGTATGCCTGTTGAGATTGAAGAGGAAGAATAATGTGTAATTGCACAAATAAAGGTACATTCACAGTACATTATTGTCATATAAAGAAAGAGAGGAATAATGTCAGGACCAGATATGGATTATGAATTTTCAGATGAATTATATGTATATAAGAACACAAACAAGAGACAATATACACAAGATTTAACTGTCACATTCACTTATCCTGAAGAAATGACAGAAGAAGAAATAACAGATAATATACATAAGGTTATAGAAAAAGCTGGGAAAAATAAGAAATTTATTAGCTATAGCCTTGATATGTTAGAAGTATGGGAGCCAGACTTTGATATCCCTGAATGAACCACATAATTTATTAGATGAATGGACCATGATGTTTACACCTAAGTGTATACATTGTGGAGATACAGGTTATGTAAGAGTAAAAAGAGTAGATGAATCTACTTGGAAATACACATCAAGATATCTTAGACCATTAGTTCAGGATTTGTTTCATTATATTGATAGAGATTTAAGAGAACAAATAATGACAGGAACCCATCCTAAATGTTTCATTGAAATGTTTGGGGAAGAAGAATGAACTTCATTAAAAAGAAATTAAAGGAAAGAGAAATAGAAAAATCTTTAATAGCTTTACATGAAGAAAGCAAAAAAGAATTTTGCACATGTGGACATGAACTTCAATTTGATTATGATGAACCACATTTGTGGTGGTGTAATAAATGCAAAGCAGTTTATCAGGATTCTGAAATAACTGGTGCTGGTAGCATTTATTTTTACGGCACATAAGCACTAATCCCAGCAGGATAGTAGCTATCAACAATACTTTCCCCTAAGTATGTACGATGTTGATAGCTTGTAGCACATGGATATATCTCTAATAGCGTGCTGTTAGAGCAGTAGACATTATGTCATATATCATTGTTTTGGAACTTGAACCATTTTCCAATGATATCACTCACTTATAATGTAAGTATTATTTGTGTGTTACAAGCTATTAATAGAGAGAGGAGTGATAATGGCAGAAGAGGAAAACTGTGATTGTGGAAATGAACATAGTGATGAAAAATCTATGTTCGCTGAACATGAATCAGTTGAATTAGTAAGTAAAGGAAGATATAAGTATCATGTTATATGTACTTACTTGAATAAAGCAGTAAATAATGATTTATTTGCATCAAGAGTAGCACATATAGATGCACCATCATTAACTACTAGATATGTAGTTGAAGCAAACAATGCACAACAAGCAATTCAGTTAGCTTTAGAACTAGATAGATATAGAAAGATGGAAGTATTAACAGGATTCTTTAAAATTCTTAGTAAAAAGAATCTAAATGACACAAACGCACCAGAAGGGTTAGAATTTAGCTTTGAGGTAGTGAGTGATTTTAGAGAATTTTTACTACATGAAGAAGTGTTTCATAAATTCTATATGGCAGAGCCAACTGCTATACAATGTGTGTTAGCTGATAATGATGAGTTAATGCAAAATGCAGCTATGTCAAATACTGTAGAATATATGGACCATATGGGAGAACATCTTGCTAAAGATGTAGAAGAATGGTTAGGTAAACGTGACGATTCAGAAGAGTAAACTCGAAAGAAAAAATCCCCCAGCTGCTGGTATTAATAGAAGTGGCAAACGACCAACTCTATTAACTGATGAAAAAGTAAGAACTTTATTATCAACACCAGAAGAATGGTATGTTCTTGGAACATCTGATAAATGGATATCAGGTGTTAAATCTAACATAGAACAAATGAAACAAAGAAATATCTCACACTTAATAAATAAAGGTAAGTTTGAGATAGCACAAAGAAAAAATGAAGATGGATTTATAGAGATATATTGTAGATTTGTACCTTTTAAACCATTTTAGGAAAGGAAAATATGAAAGACTGTTGGAAAGCGGTAGCTAATGCTATCGGTTATGCAGATAGAATATTATTATATGGTCCACCAGGGACAGGTAAAACATATGCTGCTGCAACTAACAAAGTAGGATACACATTAGAGGGAGAACCAAACGTGTATCAAATAACTATGACTGAAGATACTGCAAGTGCAAACCTAGAAGGTTTTTATAAACCTAATAGTAGCGGTTCATTTGAATGGCATGATGGTATTGCGATACAAGCATGGCGAAGAGGTGGAAGATTAGTAGTCAATGAGATTGACCACGCATCACCAGACGCTATGACATTCTTGCATGCAATATTAGATGACAAAGATATAGCACAATTGACATTAAATAATGACAATAAAGAAACAGTAAGGCCTGCTAAGGGATTTACAGTTATTGCAACTACGAACTCTCTACCTGAGAGTTTACCTATGGCATTGAAAGATAGGTTCCCTGTTAAAATTAATGTTGATAAGATACATCCAAAGGCATTGGATATGTTTCCAAAATCTTGGCATGGTGTTATTAATGATACTTCATTAAGTGATGATATAGAAACAAGAATATCAATTAGAGCATGGAGAGAGTTCTTTGAACTTATGCAAAAAGGATTGAATAAACTTGAAGCATCTGAACTTATCTTTGGAGATAGAGCTGAAGAACTATTAGACGCAGTCACACTATCTGATGAAGTTAATATCAATGAAACAGAGTTGAACAATGCTACATCAGAAGAAGAATAATAAAGTCCCTTTCCCTGAAATAGTTTCGGGGAAAGAAGGATGGAAAGTATTCGAAGATAATAAAAATCCTAGAACATCTAATTTATCAAAAGAAATGTATGTACCATTTGATGATGAATGTCTTGAATGTGGAAGATATCATGCGAAAGCAATAAGAAGACACGAATTAGGACATGTTAAATGGTCACCACAAACTATTGGTAAATTAGGACCTGATGAATCAGAAACATGTGTTCAAATTATGGAAGAAGTTCGTATTAGTTATTTATTAGCTAGAAAAGGACTATTTATAGATGATTTACATACATGTGAAGATAACATAAGAAAAAATATTATGGAACTAATGTATAATGCATCACCATTTAAAATGCTTTGCTATGCATTAGCAGGTATGTGGCCATCTACTGATGAAGACAATAGTTATTATCGTAGATTTCAACCTAGTAATGAAGAGTGGCGAATTATGCAAGAAATGCTTCATGAAGCTATAGAAGGTAATGAATTTACACGTCTAAGAAAGATGCATTTCTCATGGGTTGAACAAAAAGCTTATCATTTCTATGATAGATTAACAAGAATGAGAAAAGGTGGATGGACTTATGCTGATACAATTAGTTATAGAAAAACTAGAAACATAGCAAAAGAACTATTCAGATATCAATTAGAAGAGAATGGTTTTAATGATGAACCAACACCTGAACAAGTTCTTGAATCTGCAAGAATAGCAGCTGAAAAGAAGAAGTTAGCTAGTTCTTCATTAGCTAATATGAAAACAAGTGGAAATGAAGAATCTGAAGAAGATGGTAAACAAAATAACCAGACTTTAGAAGAGGCTGAATTTCATACTAATAAAAGAATATCAGAAATAATGAATACTCATGGTGGAAATCTAAACTATCAACCTGATTTAAATGATATGTCAGGTAGATGGGGAAGAATGGTTATAAGAACACCAGAGTTAGCAGTTAACTTACAAGGTAGAATCAAAGGTGGTAGAGACTATAGACCGATGGACTTCGGTGTAACACCTAAATATATGAATCGTTGGTGTATTGATAAGAAAGTATTTCAACAGAAACAAAGAGTATATGGTGGAACTATATTAATAGATGCATCAGGTTCTATGCATTTTACAGGAGATGATATCTTAGAGATTATGCAAATACTACCAGCTGTAAAGATAGCTATGTATAACTCTACCTATGAAGATGATAGAACTTCTGGTTCTGGTTATGGAGAAACAGGTTCTTTAAGAGTTATAGGAGATAATGGTAAACGAGTTACAACTGAATATTTAGATAAACATTCAGGTGGAGGTAATTTAGTTGATGGACCAGCTTTAAAATGGTTATCACAACAGAAACCTAAACGTATATGGGTATCAGATATGTATGTATTTGGTAGAGATAATACCAGTACAGGTAACTTGTTACAGGAGTGCCACCAGATAATGAAACAATCTGGAATAACTAGACTGGCCGACATAGATGAAGTTAAACGCTTCGCTTTGGAGTTAAATCGGCTACAATGAAAGGAAAGTAGCACTAGATAAACACGCAAGTGTGCATAGTACTCCTTTCCTATGTTAAGTTTAGTGCTACATCTTTCATGATGACGGGTGTAGTGGGTTATCATTCCCACTACATCTGTATTCTTTTATATAACTCTACAATCTTGCATAATATGGTATAATCTTTCTATGGATATAAAAGATATGCTAATAGAAGCAGAGCATGGAATGAAAGGAAACTATGTCGAAAGTAAAATTACTCCAGATGCAGAACCTTTCTGGATTGCTTTAAAAAACAGGGTAGTAAAAGAGAAGGTACCTATGAGACCTTCAGTTGTATGTAGGTTATTGCGTGAGAACTATGATATTCATATTTCTGATAGTGCAATGACTAGATATCTTAAACTATTGATGCAAAATAATGACTGATAAAATAGATAAACTCTTAGCAGAAGCAGAGAGTAAACAAATTCAGGACTTAAAAAAAGATAATTTAAGATTATTAAAGCAACTAGATAAGGCAAAGAATAAAAAAGAAGATATGATAAATGCAGTATATGATGCTGTAAATGTCAATCTTAAACTGTGGGATAAACCAAAGATACCTAAGCCAAAGAATATTAAGAAAAGTAAAGATGAAGAGATAGCAATAGCTATACTCTCTGATATTCAATTAGCTAAGGTAACACCTGATTACAACACAGAAGTAGCAGAAGAACGTGTCATAAAGTACGCTAATAAGATAGTTGACTTAGCTAATATACAAAGACAAGTACATACAGTTAATAAATGTGCCGTCTTTGCAGCTGGCGACATCATAGAAGGCGAACTTATATTCCCAGGACAGTCACATCTAATTGATTCAAGCTTATATAAGCAAGTAACAGTTGATGGTCCTAGAATAATGACACAATTCTTTGACATATTACTTGCTAATTTCGATGAAGTAGATGTTCATTGGGTAATCGGAAACCATGGTCACTTAGGTGGCAGGTCCCGCAAGGATTATCATCCAGATAGTAACGCTGACAGAATGCTAGGAAGTATTATGTCAATGATATATAGAGATGAGAAAAGAATAAAATGGACTATACCAGACAGTACAGGAGACAATCATTGGTTTGATATTGCTGATTTAGGACCTAAATCTAGGTTCTTTATATGGCATGGAGACAATGTAAGAGGCTTTAACGGCTTTCCATGGTACGGATTTGGTAAAAAACTACAAGGTTGGAAGACATTAGCTGCTAATGGGTTAATGCCTGACTTTGATTATGCTATAGCTGGACACTTTCATACACCTACAACAATGTATCTTAATGATATTAGGCTTTGGGTTAATGGAAGTACTGAAAGTTATAACACATATGCATTAGAACAGTTAGCAAGTATGGGTAGACCATGTCAATGGTTACTATTTTGTAGGCCTGAAAGTGGCGTAACTGCAGAATATCTTGTTAAACTAGATGATGTATAGAACAAATGGATGGAGGTTATGTCTAATCCAAATGTAAAAGATAAAGCTACAGTAATGTCTGTTGAATATGCAGGCTTAGGTAGTAAACCGTATTTTGTTATCGAAGTTGATGGCGAAATAAAGTTTATACCTATAGAACTAGGTTCTAATACAATTGCTGAAGCAAAATCTAGAGCTATAGAAGAATGAATATAGGACTACTAACGTAGTCCATATATTTTTTCTCTATTTTATATTAATAAATAAGAAAAGGAGAAAGAATGGTAGAAATAGATACCAATAAATTGCTATCCCCATTTCCATCTGATTTAGTGCGTAAAGCACCAGCAGGTAAGTTTGGGGACTATGTACCACACGCTAACTATGTAGAAAGACTACGTGATAGTGGTGTTACTTACAGTTGGCACTGTGAACCAGTATATGGAAGAGTAGACGGGGTTAAAAGAATAGTTGGTGCTAAAGGTACTATAACTATAGAAGGTATGGGTTCATATGATGGATTCGGAGACGTAGATACCTTCAAATTAACTAATGATAAATTCAACGATGGAAGTAATCTAAAAGACGCAGAAAGTGATGCATTTAAGCGTGCATGTATGCGATTTGGATTAGGCATTGAATTATGGAGTGGTTCTACACAGACTGAAGAAGAAGCTTCAGCTGCAAAAGGTAGAGCAGCAGCATATTCTGATAATGTAAAAGTAGAAAAAGTTGATATGCGTAAGAAAGAAAATAAACCTACAAAAGAAGATGTTGAACGTATGAACAGCATCATGGATAGTATTGTAGGCGAAGATGGCTAAACAAAATCTACAATTTATAGCTGACACTATTAATAATATATTAAGTAATAAAGTAAATGACACAAATACTATCAATAAGATAATTGGTAGTGCTAATCAATATGCACAAGTTAGGAAATTTGCACCCAATAAAGAAGATTGGACACATGAACAACTTGAGCAATACTTTTCTTTTATAGAGAAATTAGCTGATATGCCTACTGTATATACACAAGATGAATTTGATAATCTTGATGTAATTAAGAAGGTAGAGAGTATAATGGGACCTGTAGAAGATATAACTCCAGGTGTAGAACCAGCTGGTAATATGGTTGAAGGAATAGTTAATAAATTGGAAGAAAAAAAGAAGTATCGTGATGACTTAAAATGTCCCTACTGTCAGAGTATGGTATACGATAATAGAAATAATAAAAAGTCTGACAAAAGTCCTGACTTTGTATGTGCTGAGAATGACCCTGCTAAATGTGGTGGACATACAGGCAAATGGCGTAAGTCATGGTGGTTAGATAATAAAAATATCCCAGAAGAATGGGGAATGAATGAAGAAAAGCCTGCATTGTAAAGAATGTGGAGAGGTTCTAGTTCAATTTAAAAAGAATAACAGTCAAGTAATTGGCTGTAAAAATCTAGGTTGTACAAAGTACAGCGTTATTATAAGAAGGAGAAAAGATGATAGTTAAATCATTCAGAGGAAAGAAAATTCCTGAATATATTAAAAGTAAAAGTCAGTTAATAGAATATGTTCTTGTTACTGAAAGAGAAAATAATCCAATTAGTAATGGAGAATTTGTATTCGATTTAATGTGTACAAGATTCGGTGGTGTATTACATGATTTAAGAAAAGAAGGATACGATATAGTAACTCTACCTGCTAAGCAAAAGGGACATTATTTATACTATTTAGTATCAGCACCAAACGATTCTAAAGCAATGAAAGTAAAAGCTAAGAGAATAAATAAAAGAAATCTTAGGTTAGTTAAATAATGATTGGATTAGTAATTAGTTGTGCATTATCCATTCCCGTGAGTGTGGACAGCATAACTAATTACATCCAATGTAGAGAAGAAAAAGCAAAAGTAATGTACGTTCAACAATGGCAACCCACTATTGAACAGTATTTTAAACAAGAAGATGTCAAACAAGCAATGCTAATTGTCTATTGTGAAAGTAGGGGTAAAGCTACTGCAGTAGGTAAAAATCGTGATGGTACTTATGATAAAGGACTATGGCAATTTAATGATAGAACCTGGGCATGGTTAACACCTAAGTTAAACATTAAAGGTAATAGGTTTAATGCAAAGTTATCAACAGCAATAGCTTCATGGTTAGTATATAATGACGGTTGGCATCATTGGAACAGCAGCTCAGCCTGCTGGAAGAAAGGTTAAGATGAAGGAAATAAAGAAAGAAGAAGGAAATATATTTAATACACCAATGGATTTAAGAAATTGGGCAGTAACATTAATAGGATATTTAGGAAATAGTAATACAAATACATTACCTAATACAGAAAAAGTAGACAATTTAATTCTAAAATTTGTAATGGATTACAATTTTTATTATGAGAAAATGTCAAGTCAGAATGAAGAGGAATAATGGTAATTGACCAATTAAGAGGTGGACCTGCTTTTGCTACTAAAGAACAAAGACAGATAAAATCTAAAGATATATATGACATAATACAGGAAAAAGAAAATAAGAAATTAATTGAAATTAATACAATAAAGTCAGTAGATAATTTTGGTGGTAGAAGATTTCTTGGATTAACACCTAAAGGTAAACCTGTATTTGTTTCCTTTAATATAAATAAAACTGAATTAAGACCAAATATAAAATTCAGTCATAATTTATCTGTATTAACTAAAGAAGGAGCTAAGTTTGCTAATGATAGATATATGTTTAAACATAATGAAAAGATAGAAGATTATAACATTATGGTAAGAAAACTAAAGAAAGTTAGAGGTGGAGAAGTTACTGTAAAAACTTTACAATGGCTTACAAGACTTAAACTTCTTGAAGAAATGAACTATATGAAAGCATTTGTTAAAGGTAAAGTTACTAAATATATCTTTACATTAGTATCAGATGCTATATATATAGGAGATGAAAAAATAAATAAACATATGATACAAAAATATTGGAAGTTTCCTACAACAAATAATGATTATTTCTTAATTGAAAATACATGGAAATATCCTGATAGTTTATAAGATGATAAGAGCTGCTGTAACAAGCAGCTTGCATCTTTTTTTTTCGCATATAACGTTAGTATAAGATATACTAGACGGGCAATTAATACCCCTTAAAACGCAAATATGAGGCTCTCAGGGCTACTCTAATATCTTTTACTACCCTTACGGCCAGTTTTATATGCTTTCTTTTTACCTTTTTTAGTTATTGGCACTATTATTTTCCTCTCTTCCATTTAGGTGTTGACCTATAATTAGGATTGTTAAGATTTTTTTGTATATACCTTCTTCTACTTTCATTTTGTAATTTAGTTCTTCCACCTTCCCACATATTAAATTGCTGTATTCTATCTTGATAATCTCTTTGATACATTCCATGACGATTAAATATATCATCACCTTGAAGTAATCCAGTTTCAGACCTTTTTAATCTTTTTTCAGCAGCAATAACTTGACCTTTAGCGAACTTAGCCATTTTCTTATGTTGTTCTAATCTCTTTTTTAACTCACGTTCAGGCATACCATGTGTGGTATAGTCGTTGTATTTTTCATAAGGTGCAGGCATTATTCCTACTTACTAATTTGTTTTTTAGCGTATGTCTTAACTACTGCTAATGCAGCACCACCGCCAGCAAGAGCAGCTAACTGAATTGTTTCAGCTTCTACACCAACTAGAGGAGCAACTGTTAAGGCACCAATAAAGGCTTCAATGAATGTCCAAGCTGTTCGCTCTAACATATCTTTCAAGTCTTCACTCATCTTATAACTCCATGCTTCATTCCAAGGGGTCCACTTCACATCCGTCTTGAACGTCCCATCAGAGTTTCTTGCTCTTTTGAATTTCTCTAACATTATAGTCTAACCTTTCCTTGCTATCAACTTTAACGCATCTTTAAGCTGGTCATAAAAACCACCTCTTACAGCTTCCTCAGCTATGTTAATGTCTTTAGGAGCTGCTTCTATTAAGTCTAATGCACCTATAGTAGCAATGCTATCTTTAACATTCTTTTTCTTTAAAGAACCTTTAGGTAAATTATACTCTAATTCTTTAGCTGATATTAATAAATCAACTGTATCTTTAGGTAAAGCTTTTTGTAATTGTGATACTGATGCTTTAGGAGTTAATACTTTAAGAGTCTTATCAGTTTCTCCTAATCCTTTTCTATATGATTTATATTCTTCAAACAATACACTTCTTTGCATTGCTTGTAATTTTTCTGTTATTTTCTTTTTACTCTTTAATGTATCTGCTGTAACATTTATATCAGGACCACCTAATCTCAATAAAAATTCAGATGAAGTCTTTGGTAATCCTTCAAATAAATATTTATGTTCTATAAGTTTTTCTAAATTAGCAGGTGCAAGCATACCTAATTTTGGATTTATTCCAATTTCTGTAGATAACTTATTAAGTAATTTCTGTTCAGTTGGACTTTCTATATAAACTTTCTCTGTATATATTTCCATATTTTTAGTTTCAAATCCTACCTTTTCTTTTTTAGTTTTAGGAACTCCAGCTTTTTTTAAAATAGATTCAGCTTCAGTTTCTAATTTTAATCTCTCTTCTTTAGGAACACTAGATATATATTCATAGCCAGATTTTTTAGCTAACTTTTCTACTAATGCTTTTTGTTTATCTTTAAAACTTGTTGATATTTCATAATATTGTTTACCAGTTTGAGCATCAAACTTAATCTCTGATTGTGCTTGTTTTGAACTCCAACCTCTTTGAGTTGCAATCATCATCTTCTGTGATTTAATTTCATTCTTAACTTGTTGTTCATAAGTTAAATTTAAATAAGGCATTCTACTTTCTACACCAAGAGAAGGTTCAAAAATTACTTCTGTAGCATTCGGAACTACTGTACTTATTATCTCTTGACCAAATGCTTTACCTGATTTAATATTTATTAGTTCTTCATTGATACTTAATAAATCTTGTTCTAATAATTTAACAACATCTTCTGTTTTCCAACCAAGTTCAGCAAAGTAACCTTTACTTGTTTCAAATGGTATATCTCCTTCAAATATATTTTTATATAAATCTTGTACAATAGGACCTATTCTTATAGCAGGGTCTTTACCTTTAAAGTTTCCTTTATTTAAAAAATCTAAACCAATTAAATATCTATTAAATATACTTTCACTAACAGCTGGTATTAAAGTATGCTTACCGCCTCTAGGGTCAACTAATTCTTTTACAGGTAACTTCATTCCAGATGCTACTAATAACTCATAAGTTTTAAAAAATTTATCTCCTACTCTTTGAAGAGCTTTTCGTTTAACATCATCTACATCAGTTAATTGAATGGTAGTTTTATCTTCAGATAATTTAAATGCTTCTCCTAATTCACTATGTGTATAATCAAGAGAATGTAAGAAACTATGAACAATAGGTCCTTGCTTAATAGGTTTAGAAAATGGTTCTGTTACTCCTGCAGGTTGGTTAACTCTATGTCTTGCTTTAGTTATATCAAAATCTCTATTCTTTTTAGCTTCTAATTCTTGACGTTGTTTTATATATTCTTTATCACTATATATATCAAGTCCCATCCATGTAGCAATTTCTTCTCCTCTTGGAGTATTCTTTAAATTATCTATAGTTTCTTGAATTGAAGTTGCTTCTAAAGCTGAGCCAACAGGAGTTATAGTTCCATCTTTACTAACCTTAACCCAACCCCAATCTTCTCCCCATTGAACCTGTTGTGAACCAGAAAAATGAAATACTGGATTTTTAGTTCTTGCATCATGTAAATCAATTACTTCTTCTATATCTGGTCTATCACCTATTTCAGATATAATACCTATCTCAGCAGTCCTACCACCAGGTTCATTTCTACCTGAACCAAACACTTCAAGCTCTCCTAAGTCTCCTAAATCTATTATTGTATTTGATGCAATCTCACTTGTCATATATGCTTTACCACCTTCAAGTGTTTCACCTGACTTTAATAAAGCTTCTCTTTGTTCTCTTATATTGTCTAGAAAGTCTTTATTTTTTTCATCAGTATTAGTACTAAGACGTACATTAAAAGAACTTATTAATTGGTCTCCAACATTCATTTCTTGTGATGCAACTTTTGCTGCATTAACAGAATTAGTTTCAGTTACAGTAGCTGATACTACATTTCTTTTCATTAAATCTAAATCAGAAATAACATTATCTTGTCTTTCAGCTATTTGATTAATAACTTCTTCACTGACTTCTATTTTATTTTTATTATCTGTTAAAAAATATTTACCTTTTATTTCTGTAAATATATTCTTTTTAAGAATTTCTACATTTGTTTCGTAATATATATTTTTTAAACCTTCTTGTAGTAAAGCAATATTTTTACCTAAATCCATAATAGTTTCAGTTAATGCAACTCTTGTTCCTTTAGTAATATTATGACCAGTAGCAAGTTTATGTTTAGCTTCTTCTATATCTAAAATACTATGTTTAAGTTCTGTCTCTAATGTATCTATAGATACACTATGTGATAATGGTTCATTTAAAAATTGAAGTGGTTTTTGTTTCACTTTTTTATTAGGTTTTTTTTCAGATAATTTAATTACTTCAGTACTACCTAATTTATTTAAATCTTGTCTTGTATTTTTTAAATACTTTTGAACATGTTCATTTAAATCTTCTACATTAATAGCAGTTTTTTTCTGATTAATTTGTTCAACTTCTACACCTACTAACCAAGATGGTGTGTCATCTATTGTTTCTGCTATATCTGATGTTTCAAAAATATCATCAATACCTGCATCTCTTAAAGGACCCGCTAATGTTCCTTCTCCTGAAGGAGAAGCTGCTGCTGCTTTTTCTGATGTCTCTAATACATCTTTTGGATATAACTTACTGCCTATTACATAATCATAAAATTTATTTATTTGTGAATCAGTTAGATTATTTAAACCTATTTTTTTAACTGTCGTATAAATTATACTTTGCTGACCTTCGTAAACTTTTTTTCCACCTTCTTTAGTCCAAGTTAAATTTTTACCACTTTCAGATACTAGAAACTTTTTAATTTCAATTAGCTTCTCTTGCTTTGAAGCCATTAGCTAAACCATTTACCGTCATTATCAACTTTACTTGTTAATACCTGTATCTCTCCACTGATTTCTTGTAGTTTTTCCATTATCTCTGTGTCATTAGTATTAACAGCTTCTATGTCATTACTATTGACAGTACCATCGTGGTCTATATATGTCACATATACATCACCTTGTTGTATAGCAGCAGCTACATAAGGATAAACTTTCTTATATGCATTAACACTAGAGCCTACAAAACCGTCTTTTTGTACTAAGTTACTTGTTTGAGAGTCTCCTAAGAGCAAACAACCTGCAGTATTCTCGTCAGTATTACCCGTATGCCATAAGATATATTCAAATCCTGGTACATCATTAACATGTATCATACCTTTATGCATATCACCATACTTAGCTTGATATCTACTATGGAATCCACCTTCTTTTCTTAGTGAAAGTTTGTATTCACCAGCAGGTATTCTTGTTTCACCCCAGACTTTTACATCACGTTGTTCATCTTCTAATGTATAGCAAAGGAATTTCCTTTTACCATTAACAACATCAAATAAAATTCCAGATGTTGAGTCATCTTGTGAGCTTATTCTTAATACTTCTAATTTCATTATCTACTCCCATACTTACAATTACAAATAGTTACATTAGTATAACCATTATCATGTTTAAATGTTCTACACCCGTTATCTACTACTTTTTTTGACATTATCTTTATCCTTTCTAAACCCTATGGTAAGTAACCATATGGCTAATGTAATTAAAGTCGCAAGACCTGTAACCTGTTGAGCTGAACCTGTAAGAGTAAGCGTAGCAATAACTAAACCTACTAAAGTCCAACTAAGATTTAAAGTTTCTTTAATTATGGTAATAAACCAATCCCATATCTTTTTAAACATTATGATTTCCTCATTATAAATGCTGCCATACTAGCTATTCTAGTCAAAATTACTGGGACTACAACTTCTTGAGCTTTTTCCTTTTGGTCATTAGTCATGTCAGAACTTATGTCACTTATATTTATCTCTTGTATATTTATATCAGTTAAAGTTTCTATAGGATTTTCAATAAACTCTTCAAACTGTACTTCTGTAACAACATCAGCAAGGGTATAGTTCTCTACATCTTTATTTTCTACAGCTCTTTCAACATATTCTTCAACAGCAGTAGCAACTGATTCATCTTCTTTAACAGTTTCAGCGATAATCTCAACATCTTCAGCTTCTACTTGTAATACTTCAGCAACAACTTCAACCTGTTCTTCAGTTAAGTCTTCTATTTCTTCAATAGCTTCTTCAACTACAGCCTGTACTATCTCCTGTGTTTCCTCTGTGGCTTCGGATAGATTCTGTACACCAATATCATTAACTTCTTCTAAAACTTCAACTACTTCTTCAGTAGTAACTTCTTCTATAACAATATCTTCAATGACTTCTTCTACTTCTGCAACCTCTTCCTCAACCATCTCTTCAGAAAGAACTTCTTCTCCATCTTCTGTATCGAATATATTAAGTACTTCGAATACAGTTTCTTCAATAGGTTCTTCATCTTCCAGTATCTCAATGACATCATCAAATACCTCTTCTTCAATCTCTTCTTCAATAAGTTCATCTTGTACTTCCTTTAAATCTTCTAATACATCTTCTTCTTTAGGTGGGAATAAATCATTAGATATAAATATATCTATTAAATCTATATCTTCTTCAATTATAATTACTTCTTCTTCAAAGACATCAAGTTCTTCAATGTATTCTTCTACTTGAAGTATTGTCTCGATAAACTCTTTTGCTTCCTCTTCAGTTTCAAACTCATATATTTCAATCTCCTCTGTAAGTTCAAGGGCTTTAGCATCAATCTCCATTTGCTTTTCAAGTTCAAGTATTTCTTCTTCAGTAAGCTCAATAAATTCTTCATCTTCATATTCATCTGCCACAATGAGTACCATATCATCATCTTCAAAAAACTCTTCTCCGATTTCTTCATCTATAATTTCTTCAGTAAAATCACAATCACCACGTTCCAAAGCAGCGTCAGTAATATAACACCCATATAAATCTTCATTATTAGCACGTTCCTTATCTCTATCAATAGTACCATCATTCTGTTCTTTTTCAGTATAAGTAACTTCTTCATCACCAATAACTAAAGTTACATTAGTACGAGCTTCTCTTTCAGCACGCTCTTCATTAGTTTCGTTGTAACCAGTTTCAGCCATATTATCTTCCATTTCAATAGCTTCTTGTATTTCCATTTGGATAATTTCTTGTTGGATAATAGCTTCTTCTTCTTCACGTTCACCACGTTCTTCATCAGTTTCTGATATACCATAAGAAGCAAAGTTAGCCTGGCGTTGTACATCTAAAGGATTAAGAGTTGTAGTAGTAGTGGTAGTAGTATCATATTTAATTGATATATCATCTACCAATGACCAATCATTAATAGTAATAACAAAACTATCTATAAATTTATTAGCTGTTTCTTTAACAGAGTAAACTATATCTTCATACATAGTTGTACTGTTTAAACCACTTTGTGCATCTATTGTATTTGATTGTGTAGTTTCATCATTATGTGTGTACTCAACACTACCTTGATTATTAACAGCACCTATAGTAAAACCTACTTCATAGACATCATGTTCTGTAGGTAATGTAAATTCATAATCATTAGATGCACCACCATGTTTCATATACTCTAGTTCTATATGATGACCATCCATACCATAAGAACCTGACCAAGTATTATCTATCTTTACTAAGTTATTGTTTTCAGTTGGAGGTACTACAATATCAGTAGTTTGTTCTCCATCATCAAAGGTTTCTATTTCTTCTACTTCTTCTGCGTATACAGGAGGTATGGGTAAAGCAAGAAAAAATGCTAATACTAATCTAAACAGCACTATTAGCTACGATTTTCCTCCACATTTATCTACCACCACAGTTGCAACTGCCACAGCAATCCATTAGCCACCTATCTTCCATATAATTTCTGTTATCTCTCCAGATATACCACTCACTATTGTTATTACTTCAGCTAATCTTTCATTAGCATTTACAACTTCAGCTTTTAATACTGCAACTTCATTAGTTAATTGTTGTACAGTTCTAAATAACCAAGCTACTAAGGCAGCTAAACCACCTTGTATTATCTGACCAGGGTTTACTTTCATTTCCATAAGTTACATTATAGTATTTAATAATGCAGCTGTGCTACTTAATCCAACTAACCAGCCAACAATTTCAGCTCTTGTAGGAGTTTTATTTATTTTTTCGTGTAAGTAATCTATTCTTTTATGCAAATCTTGTACCTCTACCCTAATAAGGTGAAGCATTTCTTTATTTGTATATCCGTTATTCTGTGTCATCTGAGTAAAACCAATCCCATTCATAGTCTTCTATAATTTTATTATCAGCTAATTTTCTTAACCAATTAAAGAATCTAGGTGTGTAATAACCCAATAAAAATCCTACTATGTAATCCATGATGAGATATTATAGCATAGATTCAGTCAGGTTCTATCATTATACATTCTCCAGGACATTCTTCTGCTGATTCTATAACTGCAGGTTCTTCTCCTTTAGGAACTGTAGCTAAACCTTTTGCACCTTCTTCATTACCTTCTGCTTCAGCATAGATTTTATCTCCATCTTTAACATAAAATAATCCATCATCTAAACCAATGAATACATCAGGTGAAATTTCTTGACAGATACCATCACCAGTACAAAGGTCTTGGTCAATCCATACTTTCATAATGAAAGATTAAGTATTAACTAGGTTTAGGGTTATCGTCTTTAACTTTTTTTACAGCAGCAAACCAGTCGCCTGACTTATCACCTTTA